TTAGAGTTTCTCTCTCTATGTAATCTACTTGTGTTATAATTTTGCCGTCTGAATTGACCTTTACGGATAGTTCAAACAGACTCGCTTCAGACATCTTATTCTTCCAATCTTCCTAGCCGATGAAATAGATTGATCAAGGCTTCTTGTTCTTCTGGTGCATGGCTATTATTCAAATAATAAGCAATCACCTTTCTAAGAAGAGATATATCAGCAGAAGCTATGGCAGGTTTATGAACCCGCATTAGATGTCTACTAACTCACACACTCCAGCAGTACAGGCTAACTCCTGTGATCCCTTCGTGTTATCTTCCTTTTCAAAATCCTGTAGTTTGTGCCAGTCTAAAGTTGCTGGCATTTTTTTTACAAGTTTCTTGTATTCCTTTTCATCTATATCTTGATACGGGGCCTGTTGATATGTGTGATCGGAAAAGGGGAGAAAGGAGACACCACTCAGGTATTCAAAATTTTCCCAACACCACGCACCGACAGGCACCCACTCACTTTCTTTTACCGAAATCGTAACAGAAGGTTTATGCTCACACCAATGTTTTGCATAAATTTTCCATAACTCAAGCTGTTCTATTGCAGACATATCATTTCTGCAAACAGAGCCTGTAGGGGCTTTCATCGGAAAAGAAAATACTGTTGTATGTTCTGGTTTCATATAGTCTGGCTCAGATGGTATGCCAGATGCTTTCATAAATTCTGTAAGAGGGTCTTTATTATCTCCTCGTACTGTTCTTATATAGTAAGGATTGTGCCTTGCATGTATACCACTAGAGCTATCTACCAGCTGACTAACAGTACCCGATGGTTTAACACACGTTATAGCAGTGCTTTGGTTTATACCAAACTTCTCTGCCCAATATTTATTAGCCTCTACAGCAACACTACGCAGAGTCTCAAGACGTTTTTCTAATCCACTCTCTTTGCCATTCAGTAGAGAGCAATCCATAATTCCTGTAAGGGATACACCAAGCAACCTCTCTTCTTCTGTATTGTTCTGCCATCTTTTACGAAGATAACCAAAGTTTGTAAAGGTAGATTGTATGGTGCCTAACAATGTGGCAATCTGTATTTTTCTTGTAAGATTAGCTACGGTATCACCAGAACGCACTACTACCTCTGTAAGATTACAAAACTGATTAGGCCGTAATATAATTTCACTACAAGGATTAGTACCAAAATCCCATGATGCATCTCGTCTACCATTCTCTGCAGCTTTAGCTTGAGCAGATGCTCTGTTGAACATACCTCTCTCACCTGATTTACTTTCATATAATGATAACCATTCTTTCATAAAGATACCTGCATCTGGCTTCTCTGTATAGGCAACAGAGTTATTAGCCAAGGCTCTCTCTGGATTTGTAGTCCACCAATCACCAGTCTTAGCAGAACGTATGCGTTGATCTGACAAGTTTGACAACGATATAAGTGCTGACCTTCGTACACCACCTACCACTACTACCTCACCTGTTTTACAAACTATATCATGGCACTCCATAGAGGATAGCTTTCTACCTCTAGCATTCTTAAATTTCTCTACAGTAAAATCAAACAGGTCTACCAACGGCTGTGGCCCACTAGCTCTACCACCAAACGTTTTAAGCCGTGTACCTGCAGGTCTAATTTTAGTTACGTTAATCTTAGGTATCCTTCCTGTATATAAGAACGATATTAGATCTCTAAATCCCTTAGCCCAACCTTCTTTAGAATCTACCACAGCAATTACATCTTCTGTCTTTTCAAATTCTACATCAGGAATAGTAGGCAACTTATCTGAGTACTGTCTTTCTACAGAAAAGCCTACACCTGTACCATTCATAAGTATGTACAGCACTTCATCAAATGCTTTTGGATTATCTATCGGTATATACGAACAGTTATAGCCTGCAATGTTTTCTCGTTCCAATGCCTTGCCTGCAGTCATAAGTGCTCTCATACTTGGCATTACCTCTAATGACAGCACTGCATCATGCATATCCTCCCAAGACTTTTCATCTACACCTTTTGTATTTTCTTTAAAAAAATTAATAAGTCTTCCAACAGTTTCATCCCAACTTTCTCTTCTACCTTCGTTTTCTAACCAACGTGAGTATCTAGACATGTGTATAAATGCCTGATATTCTGTAGGTAAATAATTTCCCCCTAATAATGATGCCATTTACTTTTCTCCATATTCTAATTCTAATATTAATTCTGCGTAATGTATAACTTTTCTTATATCTTCTGCCCCGTTCTTTTTCCTATGACGAGAAATGTACTTTACAATGTTTCCTTCCAAGAAGTCAAGTTTATTTTTAGAAATATATTCTATTGGCATAATTTTAAAGTCTATATAATGATTGCCACCCACCTGTCTGCTTTTTCCTTTTACTGATTCTCTTATCATAGCATCATGAGAATCATACTGTTCTCTCTTCTTCATTTTATACTCCAATCCCTCCGCTAAACTATTACTACTTATCATCTGTATCTTCCCCAAACAACGATACAATATTATCTTTTTGTGTACGAGTTGTAGTGTTTCTCCTGTCCATAATACTATCTGTTATAGGAAGTTTTGTTACACTTCTCATTTCATCTAGTATAACACTCTGCCCCCTTTCTTTTATCATGTCCATGTCATTTGCTAATAAAGACAAAACTCCTCTAGATAAAATATAAGATAAATCTATATGGTTAGTTCCTATAGGATGTGTATCCACTACAGCAAGACTAACCCCATCTTCTCCGTCAGGTTTAAGAAGTATAACATACATATCTTTAGGAAGATTGTCTTTGTATAAATTTAACTGTTCTCTATTCATCTAACCACTCTTGAGGTAAAAATCCTTGACACCATTTAAATCCATACCGTTCACACCACCCTGCATACGTAGTCTTAGATCCTTTATACAACTTATTATCTGCTTTCATAAACAAAAACCGTATGTCTATCTCAGGATGTTGTTTTTTAATTAATAAATGTTTACCTCTATCTGCTGTGGTAAACAAACCTTTTGCCTCTACAAAGAAGTTTTTACCTACTATAGTAAAGTCAGGATTATAAGTAGAATGCCTAACATAATCTATTTTCTCCGATTCATATTCAAATTTTACATTGTTTCTATTTAAAGCTACAGCGATAGACAGCTCAAAGTCTGATCGGTAGCCATGATGTCTTAGTACCATTATACCCTCGGCATGTTTTTATGTAATATATCCTCAAACTTATCATTAAAATACTTAAAAGTTTTAGGTGCACTCTCTCGTAGAATGCCTCGTTGTTCTTCTATGCCTGTCCAGTGTAATACTACTAGGCCATTTCTCACTTTTGCTTGTGTAGCTAATATATCTAGGTCATGGTCTATTTTCTCCTTATGTTCATCAAACCTATCATCACCCCAAGGTTCATCTAGGTCAAATGTTTTAGTCATGCGGATTGGTATGCCATTAGGTCTATTGCGTAGTTCTTTTACAATACTATCACCACCAAATTTTTTATCACACTCTTGGTAACCAAAGTATATGCCTTCATTAAGGTAGCTATCTCCTATGGTTACTTCTGTAGATAAATAAATCATACCTCTATTTCTCTCTTTTTTAATTTTGTATACCAAACCAATGGTCGTTGTGTTGCTTGTGTTCCTACTTTCTTGTATAGCTGTGCGGTAGGCCAGCACTGCGTCTTATAATCACAATAGCTACATACAGTATGCATAACTCTATTTCCTGTAGCAATTATTTCACCTTTTCTTTTACCATACTGTACACGAAAAGTTTCTTCCTTGTCTTTAAATTCTTTCTTTAATGGTTTGTCCTGTAGCATAGTTTTTGCATTGGATTCTGCTTTTGCCAATTGATCTGTAGAATCCTCCTCTTGATAGTCAGGTGCTTCACACACTGCCCATTCACCAGAGGCTTTATCCACAACTATCCACCCACCAAAATCCATATCCTTTGCTTTGCTGTACAGGTAACCCTGCATGAGATAACCAAAGGTATCATCTTCTTTTACTTTATTGTATCCGCCAAACTCTCCTCCAAATTTCTTAGAGAATGCATAGGGTGATGCAGATTTTATATCCCACACCTTACCATCAATAACAACATCTAATGTGCCATTAAGTTCGCACACATCTAAATCTAACTTAACTCTCTCTTGTTCTGATTCTACATTTACTCCTGATGATTTTAACACCACCATAGCAATAGCTTCTATAATATCACCAAAAAGAAATCGCATAATAGAATTGTATTGTATCTCTTTTGGTGAGCCATTCTTATCATGCCACTGTTGACACATGGGTCTACCCAAGCCACTCATACGTAAAGAGTATTCGCTTTTGCCACGAGACAACTGCTTAACTAGGGCATTCCCACAGTCATTCTTAAAATTTTCTAAAAGCTC